AAATCTTCTTCAGATTTGCTCATTCCTGCTTTATAGTTCATGTACACAGAAGCAAGGGTAGGATAGTATTTTTTATGTTCATCTACAGGTATGTTGCCATATCCTAAACCTTTATACTTAGCTTTTTCTTCTTCGGAAGCATAGGTAGGTCTGGCTGAACCTTCTGGTCCTACGTAAATATCTTTATATTTTTTTACGTTAACTGCGTTACGGCCCTCTACAATCATTTTATTGTAATATTCTTTAAAGCCGGGTTCAGTTTTAAACGCTAATTCTAATTCACCAAAGTTGTCACTCACCATACCTTCAAGTGTTTTTTTGGTAATCTGAAGGGGGCCAAACGCAGAAGATTCTTTTCCACTTGTATCTGCTCGTGTAAAAAAGTATCCTTCATTACGATCTTGATAGCCTCTAGTTTCTACAAGGGTTAAAGCTTTTTGTACATTTCCTACGTTTATTCCGTTAACTGTGTAGGGAGCAAGATCACCAGAATCGAATTCCATAAAGCTAGAAGGAGTAGGATTGGTCAAGTTTAATCCCGACTTCATAAGTTCTACGGTAGATAAGGGTCCTGCTTTTATTCCTGCTGATCCGCCGTATTGGTAGCCGTTAATAAAACCACCACTAGCTGCAGCTTGCCTACGATCTACTTCTGCTTTGCCTTTGTCATTTTCTGCGTTTAGTGCATCATACCCACCAAACTTTTCAATGTCTGCTACGTCTATTAGATATTCACCTTTAGATAACGCTACGTCCATCATCTTGCCGCCTTTTGCAGCTTTACGTTTTTGTGGACCTTTTGGTAGCTTGCCTTCTTTTTGTAACCGCTCTGTTGTAGGTGCGTTAATAACAAATGATCCCACACGGACTTTCATGTCTTCTGTGTCGGCTACAGTCATGCCTTTTGAATAGTTTTGAGGCGGACCATCTATGAATCCTGTAGATGGTGCTTTTCCAGCAGCACCGCCACCCTTTAGTCCTACGCGACCTCCTTTTGCGCCGCCCGGCCCATCAATACCACTATCATAATCATCTTGCATACCGCCCCCGTAGTCTGGCTCCTCGCCACCGGGTTCGTCGGGAGTAGATGGGCTATCATCTGGACGACCAGTGTAAAGGGAAGGAGAAACATTAGAAGGATAATATCCCGGATCACCCATGCTACCCCCGTCGTCAGGTGAAGGTCCAACCCCGGAATAACCATCATCGTCAAAAACAGGATCATTATTGTCATCTGGTGAAGGAGTTTTAACAGCAGATGGTAGTGTTTCTTTAGGCTTTGGAGCCGGGGCTTTTGTATTAAGGATTTGATCTATTAAATTTTGTCGTTGCTTTGCTGTAATATTGTCTGGAATGTTACCTGTCAGCACGTAGCCTCCAAAAAGCCCCTTTGATACGCCTACTGTTTTTCCGTTTACACTAGCAATTCCATATCCTTCTTTTCCTTCTTTTACTTTGTCGGATATACCAGATAAAACTTTGTTAGATATGGCTAGTCCTGCTCCTGCAAGAAAACCTATGGGAGCAGGTAAAAATGTTCCTAATCCAGTAGGAAATCCTTTTTTGAGTTGTCCTGTCACGGGGTCTATGTAGTATTTTCCAGATAACGAATCAAAATACCCTTGCTCTGGTTTTATAGTACCATCTTCTGTAAGTATCTGGTCTACGGTAAGAGTGTTATTTCCGCTAGTTCCAGAAAACTTTCCACTTCCGGGATAGTTGTCTGGGTCTTCTCCATCTGTAAAATTAGGCGGAGAACTAACTACACTGCTGTCTGCTGACCCCCTAGATATTCCAAACTTTCCAAACCCTATGTCTTTACGCTTTTCGTCGTCAAAAGGAGTCGGAGTGATTGGGGTATCTACTGTAGGAGTAAGAGCTTGTCCTGCCAGTGAACTAATGTAATTCTGTATTATTGACACTACATGTTTGCCTTTATCGCCGCATCATAATCAGCCTTCAGGCCCTTGATCTGTTCCAGTGAAGTTATCTTCCCCTGCAGCCGGAACACTTCCAGTTCCGATTGTGCCGCCACCAACGCCCGAAGCGTCATTCGGATTTGCTCCTGCAGGTATTCCTCCAGACTGTCCCACGCTTCCTTGTTCGCTACCAGCGGGCTGACCTTGCTGGCTTGCTTCTTGTTGAGCATTGGCTAATCCTTTCAGCATTTCTGCAAAAATCTGTGCTTCGTTCATGTCGTTAACTAAGCTGTCGGGATCAATGTCCTGTGCAATAGCTAGTTCTCGCATAAGGTTTGGTATTTTAATAAACGGTGCAAGCATGGGGTTAGAGACTGTTTGAAGTAACGTAGTTAGTCGTTGGCTTCGTACTTCTTTTTGCATTACCGCAGCTACACCACGTGGCTTTATTTCTAAGTCCCCTTCAATTTCGGGAGAAGACTCGTTAAACTGCATGTTCCACTGGAAGTACGATTCTCCTAGTGGTTTTAATAGCTGGTCATCTATATTTTTAATTACAGTCTTTAGAGATAAACTTGCTCCACCTAACAACATAGACAACCCTGATGCTGTCCGTCCTGTACCAGCTACTCCTGTTTGCCCGTGCATGATAGAAGGCAATCCAGTTTCTTCGTCGGCAAGTTGGCGACTAATCTGATACATCTGAATGTTTTCAGGTGCTGTGTTAGGAAACTTTAATCCGTTAATAGCTGTACCAGTTACACCAGACTGACGACGGAATATCTTTCCGGGAAAGATGTCCATGTTTTGTCCGGGAACCAGTGACGCTTCGTCCACATCAAAGACAAGGTTACCAGCTAGGGCTAGATTGTCGATTGCCATACGAACGTGACCGTTCATTAGCATCTGTGCGTCTTCCATGTTTTCAGCAACGCCCACACCCCACACTTGGTAAGGGTTGATTTCATATGGAAAGACTTGATACGGAATGCGGGCTGGGGTAAACGGATTAAGGACACACCGTAGCACCATTGTGCCACACGTCCAAATATTTACTTGTACTTGTTCAAACTCACTTACGTCATACGACACATCCAAACCAGCTTCTCGTGCCATTTTTGCATCAAGAAAACCCCAATACTCTAACACTTCGTAGCGGCTATCACCTACATACGGTTCTGTTTCTTCTTCACGAATAGTATCTTCGTAGTATTTGTCTTCGTAGTTTGGGCCTTTTGCAAGACACTCTTCAATTGCATCTTTGTAAAAGTGGGGTTGCGTAATCAAATTACGTAACTGTTGGCGATTCATCCTATGCCGTTGAATTACGTATTCACAATCTTCTACGCTTGTAGCAGAAGGATCAGGATGAAAATCCCACGGGGATACATGTTCAATGCGAGGAACTACTCGCTCGTATGGCTGGTACGTACGACCTTCAGAGCCAGTCTGCCAACGATGCACTCTTTTATAGTGGTTGAACGGCCCTTTTACAATTCCTGTACCCAACAGTGCGGATTCAAAAATAGAACTACGAAGTACGTTTACTGCGCTGGTATCAAGAAGCTGATCGTGAATCATCTTCTCCATGTTTAACGCAGCGTTTTGTGCGGGGCTAATTTGGGGTTCACCCATTTTAGCTGGGCCTTCAGACAACGAAGCTTGTCCATACTTTTCAGACAAGCCACCAAGAAAGTCCCCGCCAGAAGTAGCTTGGGTAGCACCAAAAGGTAGTTCCCTGCCATCCCCAGCAAAACCGTATGGGTCTTCAGAGGGCTGCATTTGGTCTAGTGGAGTAGAAAGGTGAGCAAACTCTGCTATTCCTTCCGGCACAGGTGTAGACTCTACAACGAGTGGAAATTTCTTGTTAGCAAAGAGGATGTCAACAATTTGACCGTATGCTGCAAGTACCTTAGTCTTCGTGATCTTAATAAAGACCTTTGACTTTTCACTGTCCCTGTATTGCGTAGTAGAATCATAGATACCTCTAAAGTTTTTATACGCTTTTAGCCATCGCTGTTCGTATGAAAACCTTCCGTTTTCTGCGTCGTCAAATTTAGCTTTAACGTACGATGCTATTCCCGGAAGTTGTTCTTCAGGATCAACAAGGGGTACAGCGGTATCGTCTGCAGGTTCCAAAAAGTTATCGGACATGATATTCCTCTAGCTGAAGTAGTTTCTGTCTTCTGCCATTGTATTGAATGAAGCTTCGACTGTAGGCTTAGTCTGTTTTTTAGGCATAGCTTCTGCAAGTTTACCCATCTGTGTTTCACCAGTAAATTCTAGCTTTTCACGATACAGGGAGTTAACACCTGCTTGGTTGTCAACGCTCTCTTTGTCAGAGTTCATTATGTATGACGCGCCGTAGTTGTAGTTATTGTCTGGCATAAATGCCTCCGTTAGTTGTATGGTTAGTTTACAACGCCGCCGTATAAAAACGACTGGGCCATTGTTGTTGTTTCCCCCCGCATTGCATTAGCGCGGGCTTCGGGAACTGGTACAAACCCTTGTGAGGCCATCTGTGGCTTCGTAACTGCAGGGTCAGGTATGTTTACTGGCTGCTCCATGTTCCCTGTATCTTGTAGGCTTTGCGCTACTTCAGGGCTGTCTGCTGCCATTCTGTCAATAGGTCGAGTAGAAAACGAGTCTGCAACAACAGGCTGGGGTGGCACGGGAGAAACAAAGTCTGCTACTCCTTTGGCTGTTCCTGCCACAGTCGCTAGTGTAGGATCAACTCCCATCTGCATTAACTGCTCACGAGTAGACGCACCTTCTTGTGCTGATCCGTAAGCACCTGCAGCTTCAAGTGCTAATTCTGCAGGTTTAGCTACTTTGCTGAATCCCGGTATAGAAGCTGCTGTAGTTACTAGACCTATTCCGATTTGTTTAAGGGTGTCAGAGTTTTTACCTAAAAACTTGGATAAATAACTGTCGCCTTTTTGGAGTAGGGCTTGTTCTTTAGCGGCTTTGTTAGTAGTAGATTTGTCGTCAGGGGGAGCAAGACCCTCTGTCTGTTCGGTTAAGTTTTCTACTTGCCCTATTAACCCCTCTAATTTTTTTACTTTATTTTCTAGGGAGTCTACTGATTTGTCTACTGCACCGGAAGCTTGGGCTGTAGCTGATCTAGTTTTGCTATCTAACGTCTGTTGTTCGTCGGGTACGTCTACCGAAAGAGGGACTGCAGTTGTAGGCTTGAAGTTGTCGTTGGCAAATCCATACCCATCACTACCAAATAAAGTTTGAGGGTTATCGAAGCCTATTGACTCCATATACAGATTAGAAAATATTTCTTGTGCGCTTTGTAGACGGGAAAGACTACGACGACTTTTTCTTTCAACTTTGTAGTGATTAAGACCTACATCTGCTTTATCAGAGTGACCTAAAACTTTGTTAGCATCCGCTGCTCCTATTTCTTCTTCTAGAATATCAAATATGTTTTTTCTAAGATCACGAACACTAAAATCTACAGCAGCGTTTTTGTTTAAGTCTCGTATTTCTAAACCCATAGATGTCATGTTTGACCTCATAACTGGATTTATGATGCTTCGCAGTTTTTCTTCAGACTGTGTAAACAGTTCAGTGCGACCTGCTGCTTGTGCATCCGCAGCTAAATCTGCAAGTATGCTGTGTACAATTTCTCCAAGATCGTAATTAGTTCGGCCCCCTTTGTTACTTATACTGTAAAGTTTCTTGACTGTTGGGTCAAACGATCCGTATTTTGCATCCGGCTCTGCATTTCCTAGTTGAAGTTTTACTATGTCAGGATTACGAAGACCCGTAAGAGTCTTAATCATAAAGAATGCTTTAGCCTCTTTATTAGTAATCTGTCGGGCTGTAGCATCTATAGCCGAATTAAAATCATCAAAGGCAGGAAGTTCTAGTTTTCTAGCAGCACGAGTAAGACGAATACCAAATTCTGTGGGCTTACCTCTGTTAGCCTTTTCGTAATTTGAAAGAACATTTGTTTGTTCAGGCCCAATCCCAACGTTAATTAAAGTTTTAACGCGAGAAGCAAACATACCTGATCCACTAGATATTTTTTTAAATCGTTCTGTGGTTGTCCACTTTTGTAGAGCAGTTATGCCCTCTTCTGTATTTAACTGGGACATAGGAGTGCTGGGAGGAAACCCTGCTTTTTCTAAATCACGCAAAGTAGCCTTAAAATTATTTATAAGGGATTTTTCTTTGCCCGCTGTGTGAGCATCAAAAGCCTCTTGTAGTGTCATCTCTGCCATTTAGTATCCGAATACTTCATCTTGTACTTGATGTACGTGGTTCTTTATGGAGTTGAGTTGCTGGTGTATAGATACGTAGCCACTCATGCGTGTCATCATCCCGTAGCGCAGCGCGTCGTATGCGTGATCTTCAGCCTTTGTATCCACATCTTCACTGTTTGTTTTAGACAGGGGTATGCCCGCTACTTGTTTTATTATGTGCTGGCATGTAGAAAAGAAACGTAGGCGGGGTTCTTTTGTGTAGGGATTGTCGGCTAGGCGTCGGTGTATTTCCATCTTGCCTTGTATGCGGTTACGATCAGACGGTGTCCACCTGACTCCGCTTCGCATCATTACTTCTGCTATGGATGGGCCAAAGCCTGTCTTGTTCCAACACGAAGAATCCAATACAGTGTAGTGTGGTACTGGGTCAAGTTGTTCTGCTTCTAGTATTCTATCAGCTAATTGCTCCGCTGTCAAGTGTTTTTCGTATAATTCTCTATATATCCAGATGTTGTTGTCCCAGTCGATTGCACCCCACAAGACACACGACGGTGCAGCGTAGCCGTAGTCAGCCATCCGTATGCGAGGCCAGTTAGTTGGCATTTCGTACGGTTCGACCACATGCTTGATTCGTGAAAACTCAGGAAAGGCTGCTCCCTCTGCTACATCCCAATCCCCTTCAAGAAGTCGTTTGCGTTCAACTTCGGGAAGTGATCTTAGCATGGACTCGTACTGTCCGTCTGCCATAAGGTGCGGATTGTCTGTCAACCTTGCAGGAACGAACTTGCGATAGAACAGAGGCTGTCCTGCCTTTTCGTGGTTGTGAGGCCAAACAAACGGCTTGCCCGTGTCTAGGTCAAAAGCAGGGTAAGCTTTGTTTTCTGGTGTTCCATCGATGTACATCTTTTTGACCCACCAGCCACCCACACCTCCGGGGTTGGCTGTGCAGCGCATGTACAGGTGTTGCTGAAGTTCAGAATCAGTAGAACGAAGCCTAGAACGCAAATAGTCCCACACATACGGTGTAGGATACTGTGTGATTTCATCTATACCTATCCAGTTAAACGCTTGTCCTTGAAAGCGTGTTACGTCTTTGTCTTTGTCGAGGTAGGTGAACCAGATGGTTGCACCGGATGGAAACACCCACGTAGACTTTGACTCACGAAACTTTGCACCGGGAAACGCCTTTGTGTATAGCTGACGTGACTTGTCAATCAGTTCGGTTAGTTCGTCGAGAGTACGTCTAAGCAGTAGGCCACGATGGTTAGGGTTGTGGCAGTAACGAAGAGGATCGGCAAGAAGGGCAAACGACTTACCGCCGCCAGCAGCCCCACCATATAACACGTCACGTTCACCAGCGGAAAGGAACTCTTCTTGGGGACCGGGGTTCGGCTGGAATACAACTTCGCTATCTTCAACGAGGTCGGCAACCGCAGCAGGTAAATCAGTAAGATCACCTTTGTCGATAACTGTTGTCTCTTTTCCAACAAGGGCTTTCTCTACTTTGCCTATATCGTTTTCTAGTCTGCGGGCGTAACGTCGTTTGTCTTCTGCTGCTTTTGTTGTCTTTTTGGCACGACGCTTGGCTGCGTTTAGTTTCTTTTGGACAGCACGACGCGCACGTTCCTTTACGGACAGGTTGTACGTGGCTTTGGGTGCGTCGGGGTCCTTTTTTGGGCGTCCTGCCATACTAGTTTTTTTCCATTGATCCTGATGCGGGTCTTCCCTTTATTCCCCCACTTCTTCGTATAGCAGCATTAACAGCTTCATTCAAACTTCCATGTGCGCTAGTTGGTTTAAATTTTCCAGACATAACACCGTCATACAACTCATCTTCACTGTACTCTAAATCGCCACTAACAGAAGGTACGTTTACATACTTATCGTCTACACGCAAAGTGCGAGAACGTTCTGAAAATTTTTCTCCGTTTAACTCGTATATAGGTACTCCATACTGGCTAACATCTCCAGTTTTTCTTCCTTTGTGTCTTATTGGCATTAGTTTTTCTCCGCGCTAGACGCCGCGCTACGACCACGACAAGCTTTACCGCCGTGCGCCATTTTACCTGTGCTATATCTTTCTTTGATAGGCATCTTCATTAATTCATTGTAACGACCATACTCTTCGTTTGTTAGTTCTTTTATGTTTTCATTAGCCAATTTTAGTATTTCACGATCACTCCGCATTAGTTTTTCTCCGATGATCCCGACGCTTTGCGACCTCGTTGGGGTTTAAAATTTGTATAGTATTCAGAGTAAGGATAACGATACACAGTTTTGTTGGGAGTAGCTGATAGGTTTACGTTTTTATCAACAGCGTACCTTGCTGCGTATCCTTTCTTTGCTGCACCCGCACTACTGATAGCTGCTTTCAAGTCTGCCTTCAATGACTCGATTTCTTTGACGTTGTCCACCATTGTCTCTCGTCCCATCTGTGTCTGGGACAACATTCCTGACTTTAACGTCTTTGCACCCATAGTTGACTTGGAAAGAGTTTTGATTTGGTTTTGCAACTCTTGTATGCCCCGGTCTACTCCCGCTGCGTACTGTTTAGGGGTAACTGTTTTTGCTTTATCCATCGATTACTACATCTTTCTTTGGTGGCAACAAGACTACGCCGTGTACTGCCGTTACATTGTGGTTGATTTGTTCTGCTTGTTTGACACCAACACGGTTCAACAGGCTCTCAGCGGCCTTTAGACGTAGATCGTCACCTCGTTCGGGGGCGGGGTTGTCGATTGTGTCTACTAATCGGTTGGCTGCTTTGAGTGCGTTCATAGACAGTACGTCTTTTGTGCGGTCTACTATCTCATCAGCTAGATGTCTTCGTAACCACGCGGCACTACCCTTTGCGTATCCTGCGTCTACGGCTGCTGCAGTGACTTGACCACCGTTTTCAAACAGTATGTCTAGGAATTGTACCTGTTGTGGGGTCAATTCACGCTTTTTGACTTGGGGTTGGGGTAACAAGTTCACGTGTTCGTTCCCTTTTTGATGGTTAACTCACACTGTGTAGCTTTTACAAACATGTTTGGGGCTATTTCTTTTACTTCGCCTATCATTACACCTATTCGTGTGGTGCATTCAGCCTTTGTAGAGTACGGCCCCCACGAATCTTCAGCTATTATACATGAATTAGGCATGTATACGCTGCATATCAGAAGCATTGCGGTGAACATAGGGTTATCTTTCGGTTAAATGGGGGTAGGTAGAGCGTGTGTAGCCACAATCTCACTCTTTTTGTGCAAATGTGCTTTTGAAATTGGGGAGATGTGCTAATTACAAACTCAACCTACGCCCCTATTATGACTATGTTTTACCTAAATGTCAACTAAAAAAAAATAAAGCTTGACAAATTGAACATTCGTAGGTATACTGGGGTATAACCCGCCGGGATACACCCCCCCGCAGCACACATGCCGGGAGTACCCCAATGGGTTACCCCAAAGCACTGTTTTTTACCTGCCCCGATAACCCCTCAAATACAAAACCGATGGCGACATTGCTAACAAGTACTGGTACCCCCCCGGTGGCCCTAGTAACCCCTATTTGGGCCTCGACATCGGTGAGGCCAAGGATTCACCCTGACAGCAATTGCCGATAATCCCGCCATAGATTCCCGCGCCTGTATATGCGTCGTTCTTTTTGGTTTTCTTGGAATTGACCTGACGTTTTACGCACCGATAACTTTGAAAGATTGTCTCTTAGTGTAACTAATCATAACACCACCCGAACACAAGCCCCGCCAGATTATCCCGCCAATACAACGCCATTGGGTATTAACTGGCATCTGGGCAAAAAAGAACCCCGCCAACTAGGTGACGGGGTCAAGTAGGGAGGTAAAACAGTGATTAGTTTATTCAGATGATACCTTGTAGCCTACTGCGGGATTCGCCTTTTTGTATGAATCAACATCGCCCGCATCGCCTACCATCTGGGCTATCTTCTGGCCTGAGTCCAAAAAGATATTAACTTCAAAAGCCGCCCCATCTTGGTTAGTGCCATAAAGCTTGAACACATCAAAGCCCTTATGCTTAGTGCGTTTGGCTGTAACAACAGCATTACCTATCTTCTTTGAATTATGAACATCGTCTTTATGTGCGAAAATTTCTACTTGCATTAGATAAACCCTACTCTATCGGTTGTTGATATGGACGGGCAAACCTGCCCGCCCCATTGTTAAACCACAAAACAGACTAAGCCGCAACCCTGTATATTCTGTGGTAGCCATTGCGACGGGTACCAGTGTTGCGGGTTTGGATGTTATAACCATTCTTTTTGATGATATGGATATACGCATAAACAGTCTGTTTTTTAAGATTCAGATTACCAGCAATAGTCGGAACCGCCACAAAACCCCGCTCAAGATAGCCAAGAACCTTAACCGCGTTTTTGTTCATAAAGTATTTATTGCTAGTCTTTTTGACTGGCTGAACGGCTAACGGTTCACCGTGTAATCCAGTAGCAACACCCATTGCAATAGGCTGGCGCACTGTTTTGACCAGTTCATCATCAATAAGCTTTTTGATGCGTTGCCGTTCATCTGCCCTAATGACTGCTTCAAAGTCATCAGACAATTCACTAAAACGGGTAATCAATTCTTTCGGTAAATACTTAGACATGTTGTTAGTTCTTTCCGCCCTATCGGGCATTAGGTGTTAGCCAAAAACGGCTAGGATTATGCAGATCAATAAGACAATCCACACTATTTTAAAAGTAGATGCGATAATATCGTGCATTTTACGCCGCTAATCCTTCCAAATACTTCCAAGACGGGGATTCAGTCACATTACGCACCTGTTCGCCCCGTACTCGCTGGGTTACTTCTTTACGCTGGCTTTTACGGCCTGTAGCTCGTTCAATGCCATCGTCACCCGTC